TAGTGATGAAGAGATACTTGATAGACTAGATATAGATTTAGGAGGAGTAATATAATGGGTGAGTTAGAAGTAATAAAAAGATTAAGAGCTATCCTTGAGGAGTATAAAAGTGATAAAACAATTCCTCATTCTAGGATAGAACAAGTAATAAAAGATTATGATAGGTCAATGGACGAGTACCTAGATAATCTCTATAAAAATATGACTTGACTTTTATAACTGTAAATGTTATAATGTTAAGTTTTCAATAATGAAAGGAAATACTTATGCCTGCAAAAGGATTTAGTAAGTTTGACATTGACTTGAAATACGGACAGATACGAGAAGATAAAGTCAAAGAAATGTTTGGTGATAAAACTATCGAGGTAAAGACAGAAAGAAACTGGTGGAAAAAAACTGGTAACATTGCTATTGAGTATGAGTCAAGAGGAAAGCCTAGTGGTATAGATAAAACTGAGGCTGACTATTGGTTTCAAAGATTAGAACTTGATGAGTCTGGAGAATTTTGTACATTAGTTTTTCCTACCCCTATCTTAAAAAAGATTGTGGATAAATACAAAGACAAGCTCACTAAAAATGTAGGTGATAACAATACTTCTAAGTGTGTTATGTTGCCGATTAAAAAAATATTTGATAAAGAATTTTATTAACAATGGAAATTAAAAAATTATTTAATAAAGACTTTCAAGAGTTTATGAGTGAATATATATCTTCTTCTTTAAAAGAAAAAGGTATCATGGTACAACGAAGAACACTTAATAAACTATTCAATGAGGTACAAACTTATTGGGTCATGATAAAGAGGGGTGAAAGATTACAAAATTATAGCGACGATAAAAAAAAGACTTGACAAAAAAAATTTATCGTGGTATAATATCTATATAGATTACATAGAGTATTAAAGATATTTAATTGTTATTATAATAATTATAATAATAATATTTAAAATAGAATTTTGTATGAGTAGAAAAGAGTGGTTTAAATTTGTAGAAAAATATAAGATAGACACATGGGTGTTTGTTGTTTTTCTACTTGCGGTATTTGTAATTGGATACTTTTTTTGATTACAGATAATTATATTGTTGACAAATAATTTGTTGTATGGTATAATTCAATTATAATAACATTAATAAATAACATTAGAAGGAGAATAAAACTATGGCTACAATACAAGGCAAGGCTTATTGGGCATCTATTACTAGACCCAATACAACTTTTGACCCCGTTTACCAAATCGATTTAGCGATTGATGACGAGACTGCTGAACAATTTTCAGCAAAGGGTATCACCGTTAAGGAAGATGAACGAGGCAAGGTAGTTAAGTTCAAACGAAGAGTTAATCGTGCTGATGGTACAGATAATCCTGCACCTAAGTTAGTTGACTCAGCTAAAAATCCTATTGATGTATTGGTAGGTAATGGTTCAGATGTAAAGGTTATGTACAAAGAGTACGACTGGAACTACGCTGGTAAATCTGGCGTTGGACTTGACCTACAAGCAGTACAAGTTATCAGCTTGATTCCTTATGGAGAAGAGTTTGATAAGGTTGATGGGTTTGTTGCAACCGATAGTGTAGATGAATTCTAGACTAGATAGGGGGCGACAACAATGGACACTACAAATAATTTTGTAAAGTTCCACGTTTCATGTGGTGCTTGTGGAAGTAGTGATGCAAGATGTATTAATAGAGACGGTAGCTCTTATTGTTTTTCTTGCAAGACTTACTTTAAAGCACCATCTGATTTTGACTTGGACGATTTAGATAATATAGAGGGCGACACAATGACAATACAATCAGTACAACGACAACCAACAGTCATAGAAAATGTTGGAACATTTGGTGCTATCAAAGACCGAGCAATAGCAGAAGATACTGCTAAGAAATATGGTGTTAAGATAGTCAGTAATGGAATGGGACAGATAGATAAACATATCTACCCTTACTATGATACAAAAGGTTCTTTGATTGCTACTAAGACTAGGTATGTAAAGAACAAACAATTTTCAATAACAGGTTCGACTTCGGAGTCTGGATTATTCGGACAACAACTCTTTAGTGGTGGTAAATATGTAACCATAACTGAGGGTGAGGTTGATGCTATGTCTGTATATCAATTACTTGGTAGTAAATATGCAGTAGTTAGTATTAAGAATGGTGTAGCTTCGGCAGTAAAAGATATCAAGAAGAGTTATGATTGGCTTGATAGCTTTGATAATATTGTTATCAACTTTGACAATGATGATGTGGGTAGAGAGGCTAGTGTAAAGGTAGCCGAGTTATTTGCACCATCAAAAGCTAAGATACTAAAACTGCCTGAGGGCTACAAAGATGCGAATGATTTACTAAAGGATAATAAGTATCAAGAGTACATCAAATCGTGGTGGAATGCCCCTGTTTATGCCCCTGACGGCATCATTAAAGGTGAGTCTTTGCTTGATGATGTACTTGCTCCAGTTGTAAGGTCAACTGTTAACTATGGGTGGCAAGGTTTAGATGATATGACCTATGGTATTCGTAGTGGTGAGTTAGTTACATTTACTGCAGGGACAGGACTTGGTAAGACTGCTATCATTAAAGAATTAGTATACAATTTATACAAGAATACAGATTCAATGATTGGTATGATTATGCTTGAGGAAAGTCCTAAGATTACTGCATTAGATATCATGAGTGTTGAAGCTAATCTTCCTTTGCGTAGACCAGACATTCACATTGGTGAAGAAGAGAAGAGAGATTACTTTGATAAGACTATTGGTTCTGGTAGATTTTATTTCTATAAACACTTTGGTTCTAATTCAGTAGATAATATTGTATCACGAGTTAGGTATATGGCTAAGGCTTTAGACTGTAAGTATATTATACTTGACCATGTTAGTATGATTGTATCTTCTCAAGAGTATGGTGATGAGAGAAAAGCACTTGATGAAATCATGACTAAGTTAAGAGTGTTGGTTGAAGAAACAGATATATCTTTATTGATTGTCTCACATCTAAGGAGACCAGATGGTAAGGGACATGAAGAAGGAGCAGCGACTTCTCTATCACAACTTAGAGGTTCAGCCTCTATTGGTCAGCTATCTGATATGGTGATTGGACTTGAGAGAGACGCACAGAATGATGACTTACACATAAGGAATACAACTTGTGTGCGTGTACTTAAGAATAGATTTGTAGGTATGACTGGTCCTGCTACATACTTATATTATGATAAGGATACTGGTAGGCTTAGTGAAACAGAAAAGCCTATGGGTAAAGATGAATTAGATGAACTATAAACGAGGCGACAATAATGAAACGAAGATTGTTTTTAGATATAGAAACACCAATGATAACTGGAGGTACTTTACCAGATAAGATATTTCTTATCGTTTGTAAGGATACTGAGAGCAAACAGTTATTTACATTTACTGAGGATAAGTTTGATGAGTTTAAAACTTTAGTCAGTAGCTACGATGAATTCGTAGGTCATAATATAATTGGTTTTGACGCACCAGTTATATATAAAGTGTTAGCTATTGACCTACATCAAGAGGGTAAGGTAATTGATACTTTAGTTTTGTCTCGATTATTTAATCCTGTTCGAGAGGGTGGACACTCTCTTAAATCGTGGGGAGAAACTTTAAGGTTTGACAAGTTAGACTTCAAAGATTTCTCTGCGTACTCTGATGAGATGCTAACTTACTGTATCAGAGATGTGGAAGTTACGGAGAAAGTTCTTACTTATTTAATAAGAAGACACCCTGACTTTTCAAAAGACGCAATTAGATTAGAACATGATGTATCTAGAATAATTGCAGACCAAGAAAGAAATGGTTTTCTTTTTGATTTAGGTAATGCTCACCTATTATTGGGTCGGCTAAGAGAGAAGATAAACGAAATAGAAATAAAAGTAAAGGAAAGATTTATACCTTTACCTACCTTTATCAGACAAGTTAAACCTCGCTATCGTAAAGATGGCACACTAAGTACGGTTGGACTGAAGAATAGTCTGGGAGAGGGGTGGGAAAAAGCTACTGGAGAATTTTCTCTTATCGAAATGAAAGAGTTTAATCTTGGTAGTCGACAACAGATAGGTAGATATCTACAATACTTTGGGTGGAAACCTACAAAGTTTACTGACAAAGGTCATGTGATTGTAGATGAAAAAGTTCTGGAAGGGATTAAAGATATACCTGAAGCAGAACTTATTAAAGAGTTTCTACTACTGCAAAAACGAATTGCTCAAGTTGAATCTTGGGTAGAGGCAGTAGCAGATGATGGGAGAGTACACGGAAGAGTGATAACTAATGGTGCTATCACTGGTAGAATGAGTCATCAGTCGCCCAACATGGCTCAAGTTCCTGCAGTGTATTCTCCCTACGGAACAGAATGCAGAGGACTATGGGTAGTTCCTGAAGGCTACAAATTAGTGGGAGTAGATGCTTCAGGACTTGAATTAAGAATACTTTCCCACTACATGAACGATAAGGAATATATAGATGCTATCATTAATGGAGATATACACACTACAAATCAAAATCTTGCTGGGCTTAGCACAAGAGACCAAGCAAAGACTTTCATCTATGCCTTCATATATGGGGCAGGCGATGAAAAACTCGGAACTATCGTTGGAGGGAATAGACATGATGGGAAAAAGATTAAAGAAAGATTTCTCAGAGGTACTCCTGCCCTTGCAAACTTTAGACAAAGAGTGGGAAAAGCTACTGGAAAAGGTTGGCTCAGAGCTATCGACGGAAGAAGACTCATCATCAGAAACAGACACTCCGCCGTCAACACCTTAATACAAGGTGGAGGTGCTATCGTAATGAAGAAAGCACTAGTCTTACTTGATGATTACATAAGACAAAATAAGATAGATGCTAGACCAGTTGCAAATGTTCACGATGAATTTCAGTATGAGGTTTACGAAGAACAAGCAGATGACTTTGGTAAACTAGCAGTCAACTCAATAGTAAATGCAGGTGTCGAACTTGGTATTCGATGTCCTTTAAATGGAGAATATAAAAGTGGGAACAACTGGCAAGAAACACACTAAGACTTTAGATACTTTAGTTGAAGATATTAATAGTGTATTAACAGACATATCATCAGGAATTAAACCTGATGTAAAAGAAGAACAGTTAGATAAGTTCTTAAACAATACTAAGTTAGCTTTACTTGATTGGCTTGAGCCTCGTAAGAGTTCAGGTAAAGGTTTAAGAATGTCTGTGATTGGTAGACCTGCTCGACAACTTTGGTATGATAATCATATCGAAAGAGAGACAGAAATACATGACCCTTCTACCCAATTAAAATTTTTATATGGTCATATACTAGAACATTTACTTTTATTCTTGGTTGAATTATCAGGACACGAAGTAACTGCACAACAAAAGAAAGTTCTTGTTGAAGATGTTAATGGTCATATGGATTGTAAGATTGACGGAGAAGTTGTTGATGTTAAGTCAGCTTCACCAATGTCATTTAAGAAATTTAAGAATGGTACTTTATATGAAGATGACCCATTCGGATATGTTGCCCAACTTGCAGGGTATGAACACAATGAACCAAGTAATAATGGTGGATTGTTTGCAGTAAATAAATCATCAGGTGAGATTGCATTGTTTAGACCTGATGAACTAATGAAACCAAATGCAGAAAAATTAATTAAAGATTTAAAGGAGAAACTAAAAGCTAATGAACCACCTGAGAAATGTTATCAACCGATTCCTCACGATAAGACTGGAAACTTCAAGCTTCCTATTGGGTGTGTGTACTGTCCTCATAAGTTTATTTGTCATGGGGATTCTAATGACGGCGACGGACTTAGAGTATTTAAATATGCAAACACAAATATATTCATGACAACGGTAGTTAACAAACCTAAAGTTGAAGAGATAACAGAAAGGTATAAGTAATGTATTTTATAATCACGGCAATGTTATTCTTTAGTAGTACTGACCAAGTTATATATACTCAGTATGATAAAGCTACATTCGATTCTTCCAACACTTGTCAAGAATTTTTGTTCCAGAATAAGGTACAGTTATTAAAAGAACTTTTTGCAGAGCATAATAAGAATGATGATATGAAAGGATTTGAATTCTTTTGTGAAAATAGAGATATAATATTAGAGGATGTTCACTTATGAATCGAAAAAAAATAAAAGTATTAAGAAGAAAAGCTAAAAAGATATTAGTAGAATGGTTGAAGTCTTTACTTCCTGAAGAAGAACAAGACAAAGTTAATGTCAATAATATCTTACAGCTAATGCCAAAGCAAACTCATTATATAAATGAGTTCCAATTATACTTAAGTGCTTGGTCATTTAAATGGGTAATGAAAAAATTAAAAAGAAATCCAGAGTGGACTTTTGAAGAAATAAATAATAGTGCTGGCCCAAGTAAGAGACAGCTAAGAAGACAGAAGATGATTGACGATGGTCCAATACCGTTCTAAATTTGAGAAGACAGTTGTCTCTGGTCTTCGCAAGAAAAAAATAAAATATAAGTATGAAGAGTATGTTGTTAAGTTTATTCAACCTGCTGTTGATAGAACATATCTTCCTGATTTATATTTTCCAAAGACAGACATCTTCGTAGAATTGAAAGGTGTTTTAAAATTAGAAGACAGAAAAAAACATTTGTGGATACAAGACCAAACAGATTATGATATTCGTTTTTGTTTCATGAATGCAAATAATAAAATAAGAAAAGGTTCAAAGACAAGCTATATTAATTGGTGTGAAGCTAATGATTTTTTATGGTGCGAAAAAGAAATACCTTTAGATTGGATGAAGTAATGAAGATAACTAAAGAAAATGCATACATTATATTAACACCTAATACACCAGGCAAAGGTGATGTAGGATTAGAAATGATAAACTATACTGATGACCCTAGTATAGATACATTAACTTATGGAATTAGATGGTTAGTCACAGAAAATCCAGAGTTGATTTATTATATAGGAGCAAGAGAAATGGAATACGAAGTAATAAAAAAAATAAAGAAAGGAACTAAACCAAATGACAATGAACCGAGTTTACACTGATGATAAAATTATAGAGATAGTAGATAAAGTAAGAGATATTGTTTCTATAGATAGAGAAAACACACATGGAAATAAAAAGATTAATCATGATAACATTGCAAAGATGTGGTCAGCATATCTTGACCAAGAGATTAAAGGACTTGATGTTGCATTAATGATGGTGTTATTAAAGACTGCACGAACAAAAGCAGGAAACCATAACCCAGATGATTATATAGATATGGCAGGATATAGTGTCATAGCAGGAGAATTAGCGGAAGGAGAAAATAACAATGACTAATACCAACTATCTACCAACAACTTATCAACAATTTATTCATGCATCTAGGTATGCAAGATTTATAGATGAAGAAAAGAGAAGAGAAAGTTGGGATGAAACTGTGAGTAGATACTTTAATTTTATGGAGGAACATTTAAAAGAAACTCATAAGTATACTTTAACAAAAGAATTAAGACAACAACTAGAAGAACAAGTATTAAGTCTAGGTGTCATGCCATCAATGAGGTCTTTAATGACTGCAGGAAATGCTCTTAAAAGAGACCATACATCAGGATATAACTGTAGTTATCTTCCTATTAATGATGTTAGAAGTTTTGATGAAATTATGTACATTCTTATGTGCGGAACTGGTGTAGGATTTTCTGTTGAGAGAGATTATGTAGAAGAGTTACCAATCATAGCTGAAGAATTTGAGGATAGTGATACTGTTGTTGTAGTACAAGATAGCAGAACTGGTTGGGCAAAATCTTTAAGAGAATTACTTGCCATGCTTTATAGTGGTCAAGTACCAAAGATAGATGTAACAAGAATAAGACCTGCAGGTGCAAGACTTAAAACATTTGGTGGCCGTGCAAGTGGGCCTCAACCTCTTGTAGATTTATTTGACTTTGCGATTACAACATTTAAAAACGCCGCAGGTAGAAAACTTGACGCTCTTGAGTGTCATGATTTAGTTTGTAAGATAGGAGAAGTTGTAGTTGTAGGTGGTGTTCGTAGGTCAGCTTTAATATCACTTAGTAATATACAAGATGATAGACTTCGTAATGCTAAGAGTGGACAATGGTGGTTAACTGACCCACAAAGAGCATTATCAAATAACTCTGCTTGTTATTCTCGTACACCAGACATGGCTTTATATATGTCTGAATGGAAATCTCTTTATGATAGTAAGTCAGGTGAGAGAGGAATCTTTAATAGACAAGCCGCCAAAGATAAAGCATCAGAGAATGGTCGTCGTGATAGTGAACATGAATTTGGAACTAATCCTTGTTCAGAAATTATACTTAGACCTTATCAATTCTGTAATTTAACTGAGGTAGTTGTTCGTGCTTCTGATACAGAGAAATCTTTAAAAGAGAAAATTAGATTGGCAACAATACTTGGAACATTTCAATCAACTCTTACTGATTTTAAATACATTAGAAAGATATGGAAACAAAATACGGAAGATGAAAGACTACTAGGTGTATCACTAACTGGTATTATGGATTCAACTTTAACAAACAATCCACAAAAGAATTTTCTTTCTGGATTAAAACAAGTTGCTATTGATACTAATAAAGAGTTAGCAAAGAAACTAAAGATACCACAATCTACAGCTATTACTTGTGTAAAACCTAGCGGTACAGTAAGTCAATTAGTTGATAGTGCTTCTGGAATTCATACAAGACACAGTCCTTATTATATTAGAACTGTTAGGTGTGATAAGAAAGACCCTCTTACACAGTTGATGATGGATAAAGGAATACCTAACGAACCTGATATAACTAAACCAGATTCTGTTACAGTATTTTCTTTTCCTACTGCTTCTCCAAAGAATTCTATTACTAGACATTCAATGGGAGCTATAGAACAATTAAAAATGTGGAAGACATATCAAGATGAATGGTGTGAGCACAAACCTTCTTGTACAGTAAGTGTAAAGGAAGAGGAGTGGATGTCTGTTGGAGCTTGGGTGTATGAAAACTTTGATAAAATATCTGGCATAAGTTTTCTTCCGTATACAGACCATGTATATAAACAAGCTCCTTACCAAGATATAACAAGAGAAGAATATCTTGAATGGAAAAAGAAAATGCCACAGACTATAGATTTTTCTTTACTAAAGGATTATGAATCTGAAGATAACACAACAGGTTCTCAAGAACTCGCATGTACTGGCGGAGTTTGTGAGTTAGTTGATGTATCTGCTCCTCAAGAGGATTAGTATATGAAAAAGAAAGTTATAAAAGAAGGAGTGATTGCTAGTTATAGTGTACTAGTGAACACTAAAGGAGAGTTGATATCCGAAGTGTCAACTCTTCCTGAAGATAAATCAGATATAATTAATGGTACATTTAAAAGAAGTGAAGAAGAAAAACATTTCTATCTTCAACTTGTAAAAGAACTTAAGATAAAGTTTGGTGAGGTAGAGAAGTGGATACAAAAATATATTACTTCTATAAACTAAATGAAAAATTTACTTTATAAAATTTTTCTAGAAGGTTGGAATTTTAACCCACCACCTGAGAAAATAGATAAAGCAATTATTATTTTATTATTATTGGTATTACTATTATGAAAGCATTTGTATACGGAACATTAAAAAAAGGAAAGAGACTTCATTCTATTATTGAAGATGCAACCTTTATAGGAACACACGAAACTAAACAATCTTTTGATATAAAAGATTATGCTAATGGTGCTTTCCCTATTATTTTTTTACCTAAAGATGATGGTTATAAAATAAAAGGTGAGGTATATGATTTGGATAAACAAACTATGAGTTATGTTTGGAGTTTAGAAACAGGTGCAGGATATTCTCCTGTTGAAATAGATGTGGGTGAGCATACCGCAGTTGCTTTTATATATCCACAACTTGCTGAGCATTCATCAGTAAGTGTTACTGATAATTATATAGTTACTAATAATAATATTAAAGAGTGGACTGGAGGGTGACGAGGTGTGGTATATAGCAGTCGTTGCTGTGTTCATTGACTTTGGTTTACCCTTACACAGTGCATATTTAGCAGAATACTTTTCTACTGAAGCATCTTGTGTAGAATATTTAAATAAAAACTCTGACTTTTTATATAAGAGTGTGACAGAAGAGTTTCCTCAATATGAAAATGAAGGAAACTCTTATAATCTTGAGAGTATAACTCTCTCTTGTAAGTATTATAGTCCTTTAATAGATGCTTAATTACTTCTTAACTAAACTTCCACCAAAATATAATCCGATAATTGCAGACACTAAGTTAGTATCTAAAGGTGTAATCACGATACCTTTATGTGCCATAGGAACCCATTGCATTACATCTTTACCTTCTAAGAATAAGAAACCTGGTTTCCATTCTGTGTAACCAACGATGACATGAGCATCAGGTGTAACTAGTGGTAAAATTTTTGGTAAAACTACAATGGCAAATACAGCAGTCAATGCTATGATTCTTCTTGTCCATTGAAATCCTACATTATCGTATTCTCTAGCTTCTTTAAAAGCTGCAGTTTGTACCTCTGCTCTTTGTATGAGCATCTTCTGTTCAGCTTGTTTAGCCTTTATACTTTGTGACCATATACTCATAATTCCACCAAGCACGGTAGAACCAAGCATTGTTATCATTTCAAATGGCATACTATAATCCTAGTTTAGATTTAATCTTAGCGATTAATTTTTTTATTTTCTTTATCATTTTTTCTCCTTTTTAGGGGGGTGCTATGGTATTAGACACCTCCGATTTGTTAATCCTCGTGCATCCTAGAGCGTTTTTTTTTGTCTAGAATACACTAAAAATTCCTCCTGCCCCAAACACGAGGTTATTTTATTTTAATTGTCTTACTCTTCTTTTCTTCAGGAAGATTAAGTTTCATCTTAACTAAAAGGATACCGTCTTTAAACTCTGCATCCTTTACTTCAAGATGTTCTGCAAGAGTCCATCGTCTAGTGAAAGCTCTCTTGGCTATTCCTTTATGAAGGAAACTTTCTTCCTCATCTTTAGTCTCCTTAGAAGCTGAGACAGTTAAGACATCTTCTTTAACTTCAACATCGATATCATCTTTAGTGAATCCTGCTAAAGCCATTTCCAATTCATAACCATCAGTACCAATCTTACGAATATTGTAAGGTGGGTAACTCGGTGCTTCAAAGTTTGACATTGAAGACAGTTGGTCAAAGATAGAATCAAAGCCGACTGTTAAGTTTTTAAATGGGTCTGCATTAAATACCAGACCTCTTGTTGTAGGTATATTCATAATTAACTCCTTTCATTAAGCAAGTTATTGTTGTTGTTGTCTTTAAGAAGCTATACCTTAAGCCTTCTTAAATCTTTTTTTGTCTAGCAATCCACCCCTTTTAAAGCTAAACCCAATACTAGTATTAATCTCTCCATCTTCATTAATAGTTATTTTTGGCTCTGCATTTAGATATTTATTTCCTACAAAACCTGTAACATCTGTTCCTATTCCTATATTAAATCCTTCTTCAGTATTATAACCTCCTACAACATTTAGACCATCTGTCCAACCACCAACTTGTGTCCAACCACTCATTGGTGTATTAGTATAATTAGCTCCCCAACCTGTCTTATATGATGTTTCTATTCCAACATTACTATTATCTAAATTATAAGAAGCTTCTGTAGAAGTCATGTCTGTGTGATAACCTGCTTTAATTGAAGTATCACTATCAGTAAAGTTTCCTTCTTCTATACTACTAAATGGAGTTACACTTTCGAGACCAAGTGTCCCAAAATTACCTGCAATATCCCAACCAGTCTCAATTCCACCAACATATCCTTCGCTAGTTACATTAGCATATGTACCAAGAGGGTCATATCTAATATCGGCAGGGCTTAAATTAGAGTATGTTTTCCACCCTAAAAATTTTGGAGTATAATTTTTTTTATCTTTTTTTTCTTCCTGGACACCTATTTTAGAAGTCTTTGCAGTAGTACCTATATGAGGATTTACTGGAGTTTTACTTACTCCAAAATCAGGTTGACTTGCATCTGCTCCTCCACCCTTTCCCTGATTAGAACTACTAGAACTACTAGAACTACTAGAACTACCTTGGTCAGCTCCACCTCCGTGTGGGTTGCCACCTTGCGATGAACTACTTTTACTTTTACTTCTACCTCTTCCTCTATCTCTTGGAGGATAAGCACGAATACCAGACTTAGTCATTTCTCCTGTTCCACCTGCTTTCTTTAACATGTCCGCTTCGTTAGGAGTAATGTAAGCAAGTTGATGTCCTTTAGGCGCAACAGCATTTAAAACATTAGCCATTTGTTTTTGTATAGAAATATTAGTTTCTGTAGGTTTTACCATAGCTCCCCCTAAATTCATCTCTGGTCTTTTAACTGGGGTTATTACTTTTTCTTTTGTTGGTTTTTTAACTGGCACTACATTAGGACCTAGAACTTTATTAACATAATTCAAAGTTTCTTCAGGTAAACTATTTCTTTTAATCCCCTCTTTATCAATCCAGTAACCTTTTTTCTTAAACCTTGTGTACCTTGAAGGGCCAAAGTTGTAGGCGGCAACAGCATCTCTTTCATTTCCATAATGTTTAACTAATCCTTTTATATATGAAGTTCCAAACTCAATATTTTTTTCTGGATTTTTTAAATCTTCTTCAGTTAAAGGAATAAAATTTTTCTCACTTATCTTTTTTCCTTTGTTATCTATAATATATCCTGGATAAGCACTAGCAGTTCCTGGCATAATCTGCATTAATCCTATAGCTCCTTTATTTGAGGGAGGAGTATTTGGATTAGCACTACTTTCAACTTCAATAATTCTTTGGATTAAAGGGTCATCAGACCAAACACGAAAACCATCTTCATATCCTCCACTATTATATCCCTTCCTTCCTAAGAATTCTGAATATATAAATCGTGGGTTACCTCTTTGATTTGAAGTAGAGTATTTTCCTACGTCTGAACTTTCAGTGTTCTTTAAACCATATGCTTTATTGCCCACTTGAAAGAACTGGGATAAAAGTTTCTTTGTTGACATTGGGTTATCGTACCACATATTAAACCTTCTTTATCATTACTGCACTACCATTTATTTTATAACTACTAGGAATTTTAGATATTTCAAATCCATCTCCTAGTATTGATTTTATATAATCTAGTAGTTCATTTATTTTAAATCCTTTTTGAAAAGTTTCGTTGTCACCTTTCTTCATAACAAAACCATCATTCAATTTTCTTAATGGGTTTCCTTCTATTATAGGTCTAGTATTTATAATTGCTACTCCATCATCAGCTAATAATTTTCCAATATTTTTTACAACCTCTGCTCTATTAGATGGATTAGGAATAACATTTAATACAGCATGACTTATAATAGCTTTAAATTTATTTTTACCTTCTACTTCTATTAAAGTTTTTTCATTTTTATATTCAGGTACTTTTCCTTTATAAGTAATGTTATTGTGTTTATAAGAAAGAGCTTCTAAATCTTTATTTGCTTTTGCAAATGGTTCAAAACTTTTTGTCTTACCTAATTTTTCTAAAACTCTAGAGCCTAATCCTAAACCAGAACCATAATCTAATATATCTATGTTTTCAAAATTTCTAAAGTTAATTCCTTTTTCTTCTAAGAAAGGAACATACTTCTCATAAGTTGCTACTGTATTTTTTATCTGAGTAGCTCCAGGATTAATTTTTTTCGTAGCTACTTTAGTAACTCCTTTAGTTGATGCTTTACTTATAGCTTTACCAACTAACCCTCCTAAAGCAAAACCTATTTCTGAACCAGAACCAAAACCTAAAGGAATACCAAAACCTAAATCAAAATCAGGATTTAATGGGAAATCTCTTTCCTCTACAGGGTCATAGTTAAACCACCATAGTTCTTCAGGAAAAGCATTCTCCATCATTCTTCTATATTCAGGAGGTATTATCCAAAGATTTGTGTTTTCCATCCACTCTAAACCTATATCTGCCAAAGGCCTACCTGATGCTACTTCTTTAGGTAAACTGAAAAGACTTGTTATAGTTTCAGCACCGGGAAAAAAGTTAAGAGGTTCTCTAGGATTATAAGTAGCATAACTATATACATTACCAGCTAACCATCCTGGATTACCTGACAACATAATACCATCAGCTAGAGCATCTTGTGGTGATGAATCTTCCCATTGAAATCCAGTCTTAACCCATCTTCTAAGTTGATGTAAAGCTGTAAATACAGGTATAGTCATTAACATTTTTACTGCTAATCTAGCTTCACCATTTTCTATTCTTTGTAGTAGTGCATTTGTTTGAGAAGACTTTGCTTGTGCCCAAGAACTAAACTGTCCTAATAATCTTAATGTAGGATTTTTTGATTGAGTAAATAACATTCTATTTCCAACAGCAGGAATGATAGCATCTCTATCCATAGCAACTCTTCCTGAATATGACATTAATCTACTTCCTAAAGTATCTGCCTTTGCTTCTTTCCAGTTTTTAAAAGTACCAAACTTTAGAATCTCATTTAGATTAGTAATTCTACCATCAGCATCAGTTTTAGCTATACCCATCTTTATAGCTCTATCATATAATCTTCTAGCCTTTCTACCTACAATATTCACATAAGGTAGAGCAGCCAATTCTCCTAAACTTCTTCCATTAACTTCTGTAAATCTTACAATATCTCTAGCAAGATTTAAACCATCAATAGCTCCAAAGTTAAAAGCAGTTCTTCTTCCTAATTCAGTAACATCTTGTAAACCTACAAGTTTAAAAAAATGTTCATTACCTTTAGATAAAGCTCTTAATAAAAGGTTTGGGTCACCTTCTTCAATAAAAGCACTAGAAGATAATTCTCTTAAAGCTTTCTTTGCTACATTATCATGATGTAAATATAAAACATCTGCTGGTTGGTCTGTAATCTTACGAGGTTTAGTAGTAAAAGGAAGTCTTCTTGGCATATTAACAGTAGCTGCTGTTCCTTGCATCCAAGTTTTAAAGTAATAACTATTTTGGAATGTTTGAACAATATCACCAAGGTTTGCTAATGAGACTGTACCCATTAATCTTGTGTTAGTTAAGAAAGAAACAAGAGCTGCAGTAGTTCTTTGAATTCTACCTGCCTCAGCTCCATGTCTACCGAAGTAAGCATGAACTCCATCTATCATAGCTCTTATATCATTCTGTTCTCCTTTAGAAGTATTTATAAATCCTTGGTTTAAATACTGCTTACGCAAATTATCTTTTAAACGTATTAAACCTTCTCCATTTTTTCCAAATACTTTAGAAAATTCTACAGATTTTGTACTTTTATTTACCATATTTAAAAGAACTGCTGATACATCATTTACAAAATATTTACTTAAAGGCCCTTCTACTAAATCATAACTACCTTGTAACATTCTATCTAGTTCTACATGTTCAAGAATGTCAGTACTAGTACTTTTTGGAAGGATTTTCAGATGTTCTTGTATAGGTGTTTTAAAAGTAAGAGTAGCATGTCCTTTTTTATCTACTCCTTGTGTTATTAAATTCTCATAATCATTTTTCATAACACCATGATAATACTTTGTAGCTGCTCCTTTAAAATCTGATAATTTTTTATTGTACTTCTTACCTTTATTTTTTATATCAGACCTAAAATTTTTCTTAGCTTTATTATATAAAACTTTTTGTATATCTTTTATAAATTGTTCTTTATTCTTTGAAATAAAAACTTTGTTATGAACACGAGGAAAATAATTTTCTATTATTTCTTTAGGTGATATACCACCTTGTATTAAATAATTCTTATGTACTTCTAAAAATTGATTAATTCTTTTAGATAAAGCTTGAGAATCTTTTACAATAGTTGTACCATTTACTTTATCTAAATTTTTTAATTCTTTTAATGTAGTTGTTCTAAAAGTTTTTCCTCCATCGTCAGTAAGAGTTATAATACTTTTACTTTTTGTTCCTCCTCTAACAAGAGACATTGCAATTTGTTGAATCTGTGGACTATTATAAGCGATATCATCAATAACACCCACCATTTTATCATCTCCAAATAATAAGACTTTAAAATTATCTAGTGCTTTACCTGCATTTTGTTCTACACTTGATGTCCCACCTTTATAACTCTGAAATAGAAGATTAGAAAATCTTCCCATGACAGACCCTCTACCTTCTAATCTTGTAGCAAGAGTCATACCTGACCAAGTTTTTAATTTCCACATTCCGTAATGAGCGTGTTCTCTAATAGCTTTACCAAAAACATTATCAGCTACTTTTTTAGGTAAATACTTCGGACCTTGAATAAGTAGACGATAACCACCCATAAGCATAGCTCCACCTATAGCCCAGTTAATCATGTCTTCGTTATCGTCTCCAGCGAGGACACCAAACATTCCACCAACCACTCCTCCAAAAGTAGGATAAACAGTGGATGCAAGAATACCTCTTATAACTTTATCACTTAAAGCAGCAGCTCCTCCTTTAGCATATAGTTGTTTAGTTATTTCTCCTATATACTCTCCACCTGCAGATGTTAAAGCTTTTATAGCATTATCATATTCATCAGCTACTTGACTCTGTAATGTTTTTTGTGCTTTAGATAATTCTACTCTACGATTTATAAGTAAATCTTTCTTTTTTAAACCAGTATCTTTAAAATTTTCTATCCATTTTTTTTCTAACTTAGTTTTCTTATCAACTAAGCTATCAAGAGTTTTATAATTTTTTAAAGTAGGTTTAAAATTTTTAATTTGTTTTGAAAGTTGATTAAAAGTTTTAGTGTCTGTTTTAGCATCATCAAATAATTTTAACATTCTTTGATATCTTTGAAACTCAAGAGTATTATCTTGTAGTGCTTGTATCGCAGCTTTTACTGAAGGTGTTGTAGCTATCTTTTGAATCTTATCTAAAGATAAATTTGAAGTAATATTTCTTTCATCTATTTTATTTATAGCAGCTTTTATCACATCATCAGATATAGCTTTATTAGAAAACAAAGTAGGGAATGCTTTATTAAGACCCATTCTTCCTGCAGTTCCTATACCTGGGATAGCAGCGCTTAAGGCAGCTCCTAAACCTACTGATGTTCCCCATATTTTAGGGTCAATCCTACCTTCTTGGTCAAGCATTCTTATACCCATGTCAGCACCAGCAGTTGCTCCTCCTAATCCAGCTAAAGCACTTCCTGATTGTAACATAGATTTCCCATACTGTCCAGACTTCCAAGCTAATGAACCAGCTTTATAAGCTTTACCTCCCCAACCAATCCAAGGAATCCAAAGAATAGGGTCAGCCATAATTGTAGCCATCTGTCCGCCTATTACAGCGATATCACTATCATATTTTCCATCTTTAAATTCAGGAAACTCTTCCCAAACTTCTTGCATATGTTGATTCCAGGCATCTCTACTTCTTTCTTCATAAGTATCTCCTGTAGTTCCCCAGCCTGTAGCAGCAGTAAAGAATCTATAAGCACTACCAAGAGTCATGCTTTCTTTTGCCATACCATACTGTGCTTTTCTTGTTTCATCTGGTGCATCACCAACAAAAGAAGAAACATTAGATGGTTGTTGAGATGAATAACTAGGAATAGTAAGAGTATTCTTTTGTCCTAACCATTCCTCATATTCTGAATCAGTATCAGGAGTAGTAGGGGTAGTAGGAATAGTAGGAATAGTAAGATTATTCTTTTGTCCTAACCATTCCTCATATTCTGAAGATGTTTGTTGAATATTATCTGTCATGATTATTTTTAAGCAATATCAAAGTTACTTAAATTAGTTGATAAAATTGATTTAGCAGTTTGGTCTGGAGTATTATCAGTTACTTTCTGAAGTTCAATTGAGTAAACTTTATAACCATACTCATTAGTATTTTCTACTACAACTGGTTTATATGTATCTCCTTCTACTGTATTAAATTCTTGATTTATATCTATAGTTTTAGTTCCATCTTTAAATTTTGTAGCATTAATATCATTAACAGATACTTTTTTATTATTAAAAGTTTCTATAAATTTATTAGAAAGTAATCCTATACCTGATAACTCAGTGAGAGTATCCCAGTTTTGTCCAACTCCCATCCAAGGAGAACCTATCTTTTTAGTATTGGAATTGTAACTATACTTTTTATATGTTCCATCCTTATCTTCATCTATATACATTGGTGTATCTGCTGGAATAGTTTGTTTCTTTCCATCAATATTAACGACTATACTACCATCTGCATTTTGTTTTACAAGCTTAGGAATTGAAGTAGAGTTAATTACTTGACCAGATGTAATAATTTCCTCTTCCTCTACTAATGGAGGTTGCTCTTCCTCTACTAATGGATTTAAAATAGATGGAGGCCCTTCTGGTAAAGTCTCGTTTAACTCTTTAGATTGATTAAATAAATCTGTTAAAAGATTTGAAGATTCAACTGCCATTATATTATTAAATGCATTACTAACATCACTATAATTAATAGGGTTCCAAATCTCTGTCTTATTCTCAGACTGCCACTTTGCCGCAAGGTCTATTTCTAATTTATTTTGGAGAGCACTAAAAGCTGATAGAGCAATACCTGCATCTATATCTTCTTGTGTAGCTAAAGATATTTTACCATCTTCTTGTACAGTAACGAGTGTATCATGTAATTTTTCTAAAGATTTATTATCAATTACATTTTGAGGAATTATTATTGGTCTTACCTTAAAAGAATCTGCCCAGAATTTAAAGTTATCTACTTCAAATCGTACAGTTCTTCTATTAATATGTTGAATAGTCATATCTTTTACTGCATTTCCTGTAGCAAACGATTGGAAAGTCTCTAATGCGCTATCTGGGGTAAGCGTAGGAGCAAGATATATCTGTGTATAAAGTGCATCAAAAGAGTTTTTCATAAGAGGAAGTACTTGTTTATAATACTCCATTCCTAAAGGACTCATTCCTATCACTACTTTCTTACCCATAGACAGTTGTTCTTTATCATACTCAAATAAAGCATCCAATTCTCCTTGTGGCAGCTTTAAACTTCTTATCATTATTTCCCTGATATTTGCATAGTCCTTTTCCGCAGACATTCCTGGCATTTGCCAAGCTAACCACTTATTCCAAGTTTCATCTAATCCAGGTACACTCTCAATAAAAGCAGTAAAGTTTTCTGTTACTTCTTTAGAGTTAAGATTAAGGCCTTCAATAATACTTTCCACCTCTTCTGGTATTTTATTCCAACTCCATTCAGTAGGAATTTCTCTATACTCTTTTAATTTATCTAGAGCATTGTTAGTTCCTGTGCTTAAATCATCTTGAAGAGATGCAAGAATCTCTGTTTCAGACTTATTGGTTTTACCTAACCACCCACGAATTCTTTCTGTTAGAGGGCCTTGTAAATCTTCTGCTTTTACCATAGCTTCATTATATTTTGTTTGGTCAAAAAATTCTCCCCACTTAGGAGCAACAGGTTCACTTAATCCTTTATATACATATTGTCCCTTTTCATTTTCTTCTACTTGACCTGAATAAAACTCTATAATTTTATTTCTAGAATCTTCATTACTTAACTCAGACCAACTAACACCATCATTTAAAGCTAACTGTTCAGCTATTTGAGTTTTAGTTGCATTACTACCTAAAGATTTAAGAGAGTTATTTATTTTATCATATCTATCTACTTCACTATAAAATCTATTTTCAGCTTGTCCATGTCTATTTACAGCAGTCATATAATCAAGTTTAAACTGCTCCATAATACGTTCACCTACATCATTAATTCTATCTGGTCTTGCTTTCTGGTCATCAACCAGCATACTAGAAAAAACATTAAGTGCATCTTTAGCTATATTACCCATATTATACCTCTTCCTTTTCTTCTTCTATTCCTGCTTCTTCTGCAGTAGGCAACTCTTTTACTTTTGATAATAAAGAAGGAGCTACACTAGTACGTCTTATTTGTTCTGGTTTTAATTTATTAAATTTCATAGACTCATCCATATATGTTTCAGTATCTTCTTCTGAAGGTTCATCTGAATCTTCTCCTTCATAAATAACTGGTTCTATTCCTGCTTGTTCTGCCATTGCAATTAAAAGATACATGACTGGTTCAATTAATAATAACATTAAATCAGGATTAATCTTTCCTTTAGATACAGAAGTATAAAGAAGTACTTGAGCTATTTCTGTAATAGGTGTTTTATCTAGAAATTTTATTAATAGTTCAATATATCTATCTCTATCTTCTCCAAGTTGTACAAATAAATCTTCCATGAAAGGTTGAACTTCTGTATACTCAGGAGGAGTTTCCCAAGGATACTTTTGTTCTGGACTAGTAGTTAATGATTCTCCTGGAGTAGGAGCATCAAACGGATTAATTGAAGTACCATCTTTTAGAGGTATCATTCCTGCAGCTTCAGGTTGAGCCTGTTGGTTTAGTTGTGCAGGTATGTTTACGTTTTCTTCTTCCATGATTTTTTATCCTTTAGTAAATTATCCAGAGGATGCTCTGGTAAATTAAATTTTTGTTTTCTTTCTTTTTCTTTTTTTTGCTTGAGTTCTTCAAAATCGAATTCAAGCTGTTTCTCTAATTTATCTTCTTCTTTTGAATTTGCCATACATATATATTATACCATATTATATAAGAATTGTCAATAGTTAATATTAACTAGTGATTAGTTTAGCAGAGGATTACTTGACTGTACTTTTAATTCCTGTATAAGTGCCTCAACATAAGAAATACCTGCAGAATTAATTTTTATTTCAGCTTCTAACTTTTGTATTTTTTCTTTTAAAATACCTATCTCTGTATTCAAAGTTTCTTTTAAAAGACTTACTTCAGTATTTAAAGATTTATTAACTTCTTTTATTTCTTTATGGACTTCAGATAAATCTACAGTTTGATTTACGACAAATTTTTTATTTTCAATAACATCTAATCTTTGATTAAACGTACCCCAAGTATAAAAACCACCGCCAATGGCAGATACTAATGCGATTAGCATTCCAATAGTTTGTAATTTAGATATCATTCCTTGCATTTAATAACTCCTTAAATTTTAAATATGCTTTTAATGTTTTATCTTTAGCTTTTATAAGTTCAACTTCATACTGTGCAACTGGGTCTGTACTTGATAAAGCTGGTTGTGTATTATAAATATCTTTATTATAGCTAGCTAAATTTATATGCCCATTAAAAAAATTCATATCACCACTAGGTAATTGTCTTGTATCAAATAAACCAGCATTCATATTAAAATAACTAGACATATCTGGTTGACTATCTGTCATTTCTTTAGCAACTATTTCATTTACTGCATTTAAAGTTAATTCTATTCTTTGCATTTCATTTGAAATTTTACCTTGAATAACTTTTTCTAATGCTGCAATTTTAATATCTAAATCAACTTCCACGCTTTTTCCAGTGGCTGGGCCTGAAGTTCCTGATTCTTCTGATGCAGCTCCACCTTTAATTGGTTTCTCGATAACTTCTTCTTGTTCTTTATTATCTGTTGCTTCTTTCGGTTCGTCTGTAGTAGACTCTTTGCTACTGGGTTGCTCTTCAATTTGTTCATCTTTAGTCTCTTCAATGGATTCTTGTTGTGGTTCTTCTTCTTGTACTGGTTCTTCTTTAACCATTGCTACTTCTTCCAGAGGCTCTTCTTCTTTTACCACTTCTTCCATTGGTTCTTCTATAACTTCTTCTACTATTTCAATAGGTGCTTCTTCTTCAGTATACTCTTCAAACATTTCTTCAAACATCTCTTCTGCCATTTCCATATCTATTTCTTCCATTGGCATCTCATCAAACATCTCATCAAACTCTTCTATGAAAGCTTCATCAGTAAAAGCTTCTATATACATTTCTTCTTCAAAGTACATCTCTTCTTCAAAGTATTCTGGTTCATCAAAGTATACTTCTTCTAGTGGAGGTAGCTCATCAAACATTTCCATTTCTGGCATTTCATCAAAGAACTCTACTTCCTCGAAGGCAAGAGTTTCTGGAAAAAATTCTTCCATGTCAAACTCTTCGTAATAGTTATCTTCAAAGTACTGCTCTTCAAAAAAAAATTCATCAAGTGCTAAATAGTCCTCTTGTAAATCAAATTCTTCTTCTTCAAAATAGTCATCATTAAAATCATAATCAAAAACTATATCATTTAAAATAGGTTCTGGTTCGTAATAATCATATTCTATATCTTCAAAATAAAAATCATTTTCAAAAGTATCTAGTATAGTTTCAACTTCTGCTATCTCATCTTGACCCACACAAGTAGGTGGAGTTTTTTCCCAACAGTATTGAATTGTACTTACTGTTGTAGAAGAAAGAGCATCGTAAGTTAGTTTTAATTCTGGGTCTTTTACATCAACCCCAGCATGCCCTCCGTTATAAGAAGCTAAGCCTTGTATATCAAAACTAAATCTAGCAGTTAAAGAACCATGAGTGTTTTCTGAGTTTGGTGCAATAATTAATGTATTAGAATAATTATTAAACTGATAGTTATGATTAGTTGTATCTTCTAAAGTTATACTCTGTGTTGTAGTATCAATACCATTAGTTGCTGTTTGCGTCATAGTAACAGTGGATGCTTGAGGATTCCACCATCTTATATCTGCAGATAACTCAGATGTTAGACCTTGTTGTAATTCTTGTTCAGTTAATATGCCTTGAGAGTTAATGGTAGTTTCTGCATACTTACCATCTTTACCTGTTAGATAAATTGATTCATTAATATCCGATGAATCTGGAAACATTGTTCCTTCCCAGCTTCCATCATTCCATTGCTGGGATATTAAATTATCAGTAGTAACTGAATTACCAGTAGTTATAGTTGTGATAGTTGTAGTATCTCCAACATTAGGAGTATCTTCTTGAATAACTACAGTATCAGCATTACTTAGTGCCGAGATTAATAATGTTGCCGTTACCGTCAGTAATAATTTGTGCATCAGGATTCTCCTCAGCTTCTAACTGTTGTATAATTTTATTATCTACTTTTTCCATGTAACGTAATGCTGCTACATATTCTTCATAGTCTGGTCTTTGTTTATCATACTTTTTCCATTCATCTTTTGCTGCTTCGCCTATCTTTCCTCTGAATGGGCATGGAGTTCCTGCATGTTCCATAGCTTGAAACACTCTAGCATCTTGACATAAAATACTTACTGATGCAACTTTCATATTAAAGTCAAATAAAAGCTTAGCAAGTTTCATTCTTTCACAATTCATATCACGCTTTGTAATACCTATAGATGCACCAAGTCCAAACTTTTGTACTCCACCAGATACTCCAACTACACAAAGGTCTTGAGACATAGCACTTATAGATGGTGCAGATGCAGAAGGAACTACTCTAGTATCTCCTGTATAAGAATTATTATTAGTAGTTGCATTTGTAGTAATGTTAGAAGATGAACCACTTTGATAGTTCGTTGTACTTTCAGAATTGTATCCTCCAGTAATTGCGGTATTACTACCACTTGAATTTACTTGGTCATTTGTAGTTGAACCTGAACTTGTTACGTCATTGTCAGCTAAAGCAGAATCCATTAATGCACTAAATATCCAAAGTATACAAATAGTAATAATAACTGCAATAGAAATATTTTTTATCACGCTGGTGTGCTCCAAATAAATAGTATAATTAATATAAATAAAATTAAATAAATTTTAATTTCCCACGACATCTTCTGTAAGTATTTTAACAATTCTTTTTCTTCCCATATCTATTTCAGTTAGTGCCTCAACTTGGACACACTTCATATAGATTCCTTCTTGGTCAGGGCCTATATTCTGCATAGAAATACGTTTAGTTTTTAAACAATCTGCCATACCTTCAGTTGGTACACTTTCAATCACACCACCGTTAACAATTAATAGTACTGCAAACAAAGTTTCTTTCATCAGTGTGTTCCGTTTGCTCTAATCTTATCAATTAACATTTCAACATCTATCATACGTTCTTCTATAAATTGTAATTGCATATTTAG